CTACACTTTCCCCAAGATCGATATGAGCACATACAACGCCAATCCGATTTTTCGCGCGGCGATTGCCGAACGCGCTTCGATTGATGGTGACGTTCCCGAGTTTCGTGATCCTAGCGAGCCGTTGCCTATCGAGGGCTTTCGTCCCGCAGTATCCGTGGTAACGGATTCCCTGAACCCGATCATGGTCGGGCTAATGCTGGAACGTGCGTCCCGAGAAATCGAGGCGCGCTTTCAGATTGCGCGTGACGCCGTAGAGCAGACGGCCCTTGCACTTTCGCAACCTGCGGACTTGCCCGTGAGCGTGCAGGGGTATATCGCGGGCGAGATTCCTGAGCCGATGGTTGTGGAGCCGCCGCCCGCTTCGATTTTGGCCGACGTGCCTCCGGATAGGGCGCGGTATTTCGCTTGGCTTTCGCTTGCGACCACGCAGGGTCGGCGCAGCCTTGCGCCTTCGATTCAGGCTGAGTTGGAGCGCAGGTTGGGGGTAAGCGCGGGCACTTACAAGCGTTCAACGCAGCACGCGGACATTCGTTGGATTATGACCGTATTTGGTCCGGACGACTTGCTCCCTGATTTCAGTCCCGTCGAATCCGCTGTCTCTTATTTCGAGGGCGTGCTGAGAGCACGGTTTGAGCAGACCGGACCTTTGCCTTTCGTCGTGGTTCCGGTGGACAACATTCCCGAGCGGCAGTTTGGGTGGATCGTGCGAAACGGGGTGGCCGAATGAATGCGTTTGTCGAGAACGTCGTTCGTGAACTTGAGAGTCCGAACCGCAAGGCGCACCTGAATATCTTGGTGCCTGAGAGCAAGGTGACGACGGCGTTTCGTGCGTTGGCGATTAGCGGCTTCCAGCACGAGAACTTGGTCTGGACGGGCACGGATGGCCGCACGGTCAAGGTCTTGAGTTTTCTTGCGCCACCCGAGGCGGGTTCGTTCGTGATCTGCAACGGCGGCGAAGAGTACCCGAGCGCGGAGCACAAGGCTCTACTCAAGTGGTACGACAAGTAAGGCGAGTCCAGATTAGCGGGTCCATGCCGATTGCGATTCAGCCGGGAGTGAACCCATGGCTGGTGCATCACGGTAGCGCGGATTCGTTTCACACGCTTTTCCTGAGCGCGGACGAAACGAATTACCTCGCGCACTACCTGTCAAAATCAGGGCTGCGGCTCACGGTCTTGGCGGTTGGGGTGGCCGAGAAGCCTGTGAGTAAGCCGTTGCCATGTGGCGATTGTTTCTCGTGCCCGTGGATTGGGGACACGGGCTTATGCGGTGTGCCTTCCGGCGACTTGTCGGAGTATGGGGTAAATTCTATCCTGTTGGAAGCGGCACAACGCTGTCCCCTGAATGAAGATGAAAGAAGGGCACACAATGAATCCTGTGAAATCGTTGGCGCAGGCCGTAGAGAACTTGCAGATGCACTTTGAGAAAGGTGCCCCCGAAAATCTTTCGCTCATCTTCGAACGAATGGTTGCACTTTTCGTCGAAAACGGTGAGTATTTGGCTTCTAAGGTTGCGCGGGACTACGCTCATGTATTCCACAACGCCGTCAAAATCCAGATACTAAACAAGTATGACCTTGAAGATGAATGCCCCGAGTGCGACCTGAGTGATGACGACGGTTTTGGGGACGAAGAAATCGTCACAAAGGATGAAAATGAATGACGCTACTGTGACTATCTATCGCGGTGACGTGGCTTTGACCGTACTTGCCGCGCATACGAGTAGTTGGCAAATCGTGATGGTGCTTGACGAAAACGGAGCGGGGGTGGTCCTTACTCCGAGTGAAGTCGAACAGGCGTTAGGATTGATTGAAGTTGGCTACGACGAAACAGGGCGTTGAGACTCGCAAGATCGAAGATCGTAAGACGGGTCGTGAGATTCTGGTTGTGAAGATCAAGCGGCCCAAGCCGATTCCGAAGAAGTAAATGGCCCGTCTGCTCACCGTTCCCCCCTACCTCGCTCATCTCTGGCAGTTGATGAAGAAACTGCCGGACGGCGAGTGGGTGGTGACGCCGAACCCGAAGGAAGTCAATGGGTCGCGGCGGTACATGGTGACGGCGAAAGATGTCGCGCTATTTCGGGTGACGCGGCTGTTGGAGCCTGAGCAATCTGAAGCCCTGATGCTTTTCATCATCGGGCTTCGGAACGCGATGCCGTCACTCGTGATAGACATGGCGAAGTTGCGTGGCGTCGAGCGAATCTTGTCGGTGTGCCGTGAAGTCGCGGGCTATGACCCGAAGGTGCCCATCGACGACGTAGCATTTACGGCGCAGTTGGCCGAGGCTTTGGAGTCTTTTGGCCGTGCCGAATCGGTCGTCCCTCGCCTGCCGAATGAGCGCATGACGGATTGGGTTGACCGCGTGGTTTACCGCCTGTTGGTGCTTGAGCGGTTGCAGAATGAGGACTCGAACGATGTTTGATTGGCCTGATTGGGGTGATTATCATCGGGGGGCCGAGAATCGACGCCATAGGGTATATTTTTGGGCGTACTTACCTGATCGAGTGATCGGGGTGTTCATCTAACCTCTACTATGGAGTAGATCATGGCGACTTTCGTTGATCAGATTGATGCGGTGATTGCGACCTTGAACGCTGCTAAGGAAGATGCGAGCACGTTCGATGGCGGCAAGACGGGGCTTCCGGGCACTCGTCTGCGTAAGGCGGCGACGGAGAGCCAGAAGGCTTTGGGCGCGATCAAGAAGGGCGTTGGCGACACGCGCAACGCGGCGAAGGCGGCTAAGGCTGCGGCTAAGGCTGCGAAGGCTTAAAAGGTCGATTCTTTCGCGCCGCCGTAGTAGGGGATAGCGTGCCCTTCGGCGAGCAAGGTATCGTTCACGCAAACATCGCCCGCCCAAATCTTCACCAGAAGCCGTCCGTACTTATCGGGCTTGGCGCATGAGTGAAAGACGAGTGGGGCAGATGCAAGTAGGGCCGCTAGTCGTTGCTTCGCTGCAACGGCAGCGGCCTTTTCATTTGCGGTCTTGCCTTTGATTTCGGGCGCGTCGAGTCCGAGCAGGCGGCAAGTTGCTTTCATGCGGACGCCCATGCCGAGGTCCAAATCGGCAATCAGCGTGTCGCCGTCATAGTTGGAGATCACGGTGCCGTGATAAACGTAGGGCGTCGGGGTGTTCATAGCGTTAGAAGGGTTATAGGCCCACAAACGATGTAGCACTAACGCTGGAGTAGTCCCGTGGCAAATACCGACCTGAAACCCGATGGCCCCGCTCAAGGCTCGTCTTATATCTACAAGTACGGGACTTCACCCAATACCCGTGCGGTAGTCAGTCAGAAGATTCGAGTTCTTGCTCCTGCCTATGGTGGCAATGGCGGTCAGTTGTTCCAGATCGGCGTGCTTGGCACGTTGAATCCTTCGGATAGCCGTGCGACGGAAGCCGTGACGAGCATCGGCTTCGGTGACATTATTGCCGAGTTGGTGCCGGGCAAGACCGAAGCCATGAAGGTCAACACCGAGCGCACGCTGCTTTACTTGAGCAACCTTTGGCAGTCGACGGGCTATGCGGGCGGCGTTTCCGGCCCCGTGCGGTCGCTTCGCCATCACCGTTGGCCGTTTGACGTGCTTCAGCAGATCGTGTTCAGCACCATCGCGGACGTCGAAATCGGCAATGCCAACACGACGAAGCCTCTCGCTTATGGTGCATCTTGGGGTCCGAACGGTAACGTGGATGGCACGCACCGTATTCTCGTGACCATGTACGAAGCCTGTTGGTGGGAGTCGTGGTCGGCCACCATCGGCAAGGACGCGGCATTGATCTCTGAATCCGGCGATTTCTCTACGACCGACGTGCATGACTTTTCTAGCGTGTATGGTGAGTTCATGCAGACGGGCAACGACCCGAGCATCGGTCAGTACGGCTCGATTCAGTACGGGCAGTTGTTTGGTGCCACCACGAACATCAACGACATCCTTGCTAACAATCAGGGTCTTGGCGTGAATCCCGCGCCTATCGGCTAATAGTTTCCTGAAGGACTAACTGCTTTGATTTCACTCGCGCACTTGAAGCAGGCTCTTGAGCCGCTTGAGTCTTTCGGCAAAGACGAGCATACGTTTCAGATTGGTGGTTTGAGCATCACCATCAGGCCGTTGTTGCCTGTCGAAGAAACGCAAGTCCATCGTTACGCCGCTGAAGTAATCGAAGAGTCCAAGGATGAGGCTACCGAGGACGGTAATATGTCCCGCGCCGCAGCCTTGGACTACTTCGACCGCTTTCGCATCGAGGTCATTTCGCACGCCATCATCCAGATCGGCGACTTGGATTTGCGTCGGGAAAAGACTATCGCTACGGGCGAAGCCTTGGAAGACGGCACGCCTATCAGGGTCACGAAGGCGGCGGCGTTGCGAGAGATGATTCGCAACGAGTGGGCGCGTTCGTCTTTGACGTTGGCGTTTGAAGCCTACGGCGATTTGACGCAGCGGCTTCAGGACGAGGCTGACAACATCGTTCGCAAGTCGATTGACGACTTGGACATCGAGATCACGCGGCTTGAGGGTCGTTTGGTCGAGGTCAAGGCCGAGCGTGAGAAGCGCACGGCGGGTGATCCGACGGTGTTCAAGGATCAGGTCGATTCGTTGTTGAAGGCGAACACGGCGATAGAAGAATCAGACAACGCGCAGCGCGCCTATGTGCAAGCGCAGCGTGCCGAAGCCGCGAAGCGTGAGTCGGTCATCCCGACTTCATCGCCGCCTCCTGGTCCACCGGACCCCCCCGCACCGCCGCCCACGCCCACGCCAACGGCACCTGAAGTAGATGCTTCTGCGATGCGCCTCCCCCCGCAGGTATTGAGCAATCGCGGCAAGGATGCGGCACCTAAAGGGCGACCTGATTTGAATCCGACGCCGAAGGGTGAAGTGAACCCTAACTTCGTCCGGCGTGGATGAGATTGGGACCAACGCCGAAGAACCGAATGAGGAATACCAAGCGCATCTAGCCAAGCAACGGCTAGATGATTCTTTCCGCAGGCGGTTTCTTTACAACGATGTGGAAAGCCTGCTGACCGACGGCTTTTTGCACGCACCCGTGCATCTAAACGGCAGCGTGCTTACGTTCCGCACGTTGCCGCTGGATCGAATGACGCAGTTGCGCGCCCGATGTGAGTCTGTCTCAATCAAGGGCGACGTGATGCGTTGGATACTTTCATCGTCCGTCTGGATGGTGAATGGATACGACGTTTTCGATGATCGAAACGCGGCGTTCCATTTGCGTAACGAGTTCTTCAAGGACTTGCGCCTTGAGCACTTGAACGCGATGTTCGACATTTATAACGCCTTGCAGAACCGCTTGGACCGCACCATGCTGCTATCTGAGTCCTACTGCTATGAAAGTTACTCGCGGGCGTTGTGGCGTTTGCAAGGCCGTAAGGCGATGCAATCCGACGACAACAACGTGCGTCGAATGTGGGTCGCCCATAATATTGCCGAGGACGAGTATTTAGATGACCTGCGGCGGTGGGAACATACGCGAGCGCAAGTGGGTTCGGTGTCGGGCAAGGGTGCCCAACATTTATCCCGCGAGTTGGATCGGTTGAAGTCCCGAGAAGAAGACCGCCGACAAAAGCAAATATCAGACACGCTGCACAAGATTCTTTACGGCCCCGATTGGGATGGGACGGTCAAGGTCAAGATCACGGTTGGCGGCGAAGAGTACGTCGTGGACCACATTCAAGCCGCGCGTTCGTTCGACGAACTCGACGAGCAAATGCGTCGATTCGTCGAAGGGAAGAAGGACGCGCACGACCTCGTAGTGGACGAGTACCTGAATCGCATTCAGTCGGAGATGGCGAAGCGCAAGTCGGACTACGAGGCGGCACTTCAAGCGGCGCGGGATCAAGAGGGTTACGTTTCGGGCACGACGGGCACGACCACGATGGTTGGGTACACGCCGGAGCAGTTGGCAGAACTCGGCTTCGACACGCAGGGCAGCGTGAAATCCGATGGGCCTAGTTCGGCTATTGCCTCGCACTTGTACGACAAGGTCATTGGGTCGGAAATCCGAGCAGGTTGGATCAGCACGACGCAGATGCCTGAAGAGTATGGCAAAGACTCAGGCGGTACGACGTTGCAGGACAAACTTGCCACTAGGAAGCCCGGATTGGAGAGTCTGAAATGAGCAAAATCCTAGTCGGTCTTGACCCGAGAACTGAATCAGCCTTATCGGAGTTCAGCAACGCCGCTGACTCGTTTGCAAACGACTTCAAGAAAAGCCTGAAGTCGGGCGGTGACGATGTCCGTAAAGCCATCGCTCAGGCTTTCCAAATCGGCGCGGACGCTTCAGCCAAGGGTGTCACTAAGGCGTTCACCAATGCGACGAAAAGTGTCGTCGACGCTCAAAATAAGTTACTAGAAGAGCAGAAAAAGTTTGCCGAGGAAGAGGCAGAGTTACAAAAGAAGATCGATGAGGCAGCAGAAGAAAGCGTAAAGAACGAACTAAAGCAGAAGAAGCAGGAACTCACAAATGAGTTAGCCAAGCGAAGGCAAGAAGCGAATCTCATCGCTCGCAAAGCGATGCAGGCTTTCGAAGATCAAAGTCGCAAGTCGCTTGCCCGCATTGAAGAGCAGCAGAAAATCCTAAAGGACGCACAAGAATCTTCTGCTAAGTTGTACCGCACGCGCCTTCAAGAAGGCGGTGAGTTAGCGGGTGAGGCACTTACGGGTGCGCTTACCGTTAGTGCGGAGGATTTCGGCAAAATCCTGACGGGTTCGATTGCGAAGAGCGGCACGATACTCTCGCGCATGAGTGCGCGAGCGTTAAAGCGGCGCGCTGCGGGACGTGCTCCCGGTGAAAAAGCGGGCGGCATGGATGCCCTCTTAGCGGTCGGCACAAAACTTGGCCCCGTCCTGTTGGGGCTTAGTGCGGTGGTCGCGGGTTTGGCCGCTGTTGCCTTCGCCGCCGATGGGCAAGTCAGAGAGTTCAACAAGACCATACTAGATGCCGCCCCCGCCGTTGACCTGTTCGGCAAGACCGTTTTTGATTCTGGATTCAACCTCAAGACGAGCCTGAAAGAAGTTCGTGATGCGGCGGTTGCGTTCTCAGATATCACGAAGGTATCGGCACAGGACGGTCTGAATCTAATCACCAAGTTCAACGAATCGGGCATCGCGCTAAGTCAGTTGCGTTCGGAGTTCTCTAAGACGGGCAGCGCGACGGAAGCCTATACTGAAATGGCGATGTTCGCCAATACTTACACGCGGGCATTGGGCATTTCGGTAGACGATCTCACCACGCAGTTCAGTTTCATGTTCGGCAAGATGGGCATGGGCTTGGGCAGCATCAAGGATTCTTTCGGCGCGATCACCGCAGGTGCCCAAGTCGCCGGATTGAACGTCAAAGACTTCTTCACCGCCGTCAGCCAAACCACTTCCGGCCTCGCGCTTTACAACATCCGTCTGGACAAGACCGCCGCCCAACTTGTCGGCCTGATGAAGATCATGGACAAAGAGAAGGCGCAAGAACTCCTGCAATCGAAAGAGATGGGCGGTCAGGGCATCGAAGAACGCTTCAAGGCCGGGATGCTCGTCGGCGGTAGGGGGCAAAAGATTTTCCAAGCGGCTTTGTCGTCGCAGATGGAGAGTTTCACGAAGGACTACGGCGATACTTTTGGCGATGTGCTCAAGGACAAACTTGACCCAAAGGTCCTTGCCAAAATGTCCGGCAAAGAATTCGGCGCGCTACAACGAAAAATCGAAGAAGAGGGTGCCAAAAAGGGTTTGCCACCCGAGCAGGCGGCGATGGCAGGTCAGCGGTTGGAGAAACTGCGTAAGGTCGCCCAAGGCGCGCAGGGCGGTGCGATGGGTATGGCGAAGGGTATGTCCGGCCTTTCGGGTTTGTCCGACGTAGCCATGCGCTTGACTCAAGGTATGTCGTTGGTCGGGGCGCAGAGCCTTGACGAGATGGGCTACATCGCCCGCAAAAACTTCGAGGACTTGTCGGGCATCTCCGGTGAAAACTTCGATCAGATGGCTTCGCTCCTGAATCGCTATCAGGCTGCTCCCGAGAATGCGGGCAAGTCAATCCCCGAAATCTTGGAGGCAATGGCTTCTGGCAAGGTGCCGATGACCGAGGCCGACAAAAAACTATTCGATAAAATCAGCGAGCAAAAGCCAAAGTCGATGGAACAACTTGCCCAAGACCAAGTCAATGCCACGACTTCTGTCACCGACGTTCTGAAGAACAAGATTGCAGGCTTGCTTGAGTCTATCGGGAGCACCCTGTCTGATATTTTCGACGGCCTTGCTAACTACATCGACAAGTTCAGCGACGCAAAGGAAAAGCGCGAACAACGGTTGGGCGTCGAGGAAGAAGTCAGGGGTGCCAAAGAGACTAGCGGGAGCCTCGGCGAGTCCATAAAAGCACTAGAAAAAACGCTTGCCGCAGAAATGGCAAAGCCCGAGTCTAAAGAACGCGACGCGGCGGTCGAGGGTTTGGGTGAAACCGTAAGCACTCTGAAAGCCCAAAAAGCCGAGGCTGACAAGCGCAAAGAGATTGGCGAAAAAACCCTTGCGGGCATGGGCAAGGGCAAGTCGATGACAAATGCCCAAGCCGAAGCCCTTGGCGTTGCTACGACCAAAACAATAAGTACGCCCGCAGTTCCTTTCCTGACGGAATTAATGGGTGGGCAGACAATTGGAAAAACAGATGAAGAGCTTTTGGAAGAGACCGGAGCCGCAAAAGAAATCGCCATAAAGAAGGCGTCGGACGACGCAATCGCGCAAAAGAAGATGGAAGGGTTACTCAAAGAGAATGAAAAGCAAAACCTTGATATAGTAAACACCCTAGAAGAAGGCCAAGCCCTTAGTCAACTAGAGACACAATATGGTAGTGCCGTGGGTGCTGCGATAGGCGGTGACATTTCTTTTCTGAGAAAGGCTATTGGTAGTGATAAGGCGGCTAAGGCACTTGCCGCTAAAGCAGGATTCCCCGTTGAGGACTTCATCTACCGTGGCGACGGAACCCGAGGCACGATCAACCCGATCAATAAGCGAGACGAGTTCTTCGGCGCAAAGCCCGGTGGTGCGATTGACAAGGCGATCAATGGTGGCGGTGGCGGCGTCGTCAACATCTACATCAGCGGGGATGAAGCCAAGGTCTACAACGTCGTCAAGCGCGTGATTCAGGAGTCGGGCCTTCGGGCACCAGCGGGAGGCCGCTAATCCGTGGCCGTGTTCAACGAGAAACACCGTGACCTGCGGCCCGTGATCTTCGACGTGCTCGGTCCTGACCACGAAACGTCCCTGTTGCCGGACGGCTGGAAACTCATACTGCACATCAACCCGCAGTCGATGAGCCTGAAGTACGCCACGAAGGTCGAGCGGATTCAGACCAAAGGCGGGTTCGTCGAACAGCATTGGGGAGATGACCCCCAAACGATTTCGTTTGAGGCGGTCACGGGCGCGTTCATGCGCCTTTACACGGGCCTCGTGTCTACGACGGAGCCGGGATTTACGGGCGGCACTCGTCGTGAAACCCTTGCCTACGATAGTTACCTAGACTTCCTATCGCTATTTCATGGCAACGGTTCTATCTACGACACCTATGGGCAGATTGCCGCGCAGGGGGTTATCAAGGTCACCTTCGACGGTGGCGTGTATCTCGGTTGGTTCTCGTCGTTTAACGTGACGGAAGCACCTGACAAACCGTTCATGTTCACGATGACGGCTGATTTCACGGTTTCCAAAGAGATTCAGACTTGGCGAACCGTGTATAACCCAACCCCTGCGGAGAGCCGATGAGCATCAGGCCCGATCTAATCGCTTCGCGCTATGACGGCCTACCCGCAGGTCCGTCGTTGCTCTATTCGTTTGAGGAACAGGACGCCATACCCGTAGACGGTACGCGCCAACTGCCTCGTGACCTCTCGCCGTTCACCTTGCGGCTCGTGTTGCCGGATCATCTAAGGGACCTACCCACTTACGATCAGGTGTCCCAAAACCCTAATCGGGTCACCGTGGGCGTTTACTCAGGTGCGGGGGACGAAATCGCGCGGAACAATGTGACGGCGGGCGTGGTACAGCGGCAGTTTGGCGTGAACATGGTCACGGGTGCGGTCGTAGGCACGTCAACGCGGGGCAACCCTTCGTTCGCCGAGCAACTTTACTATGAAGGCGAGGCGGTACTTCAGGCTAACGGCACGACCCGCAAAATGGTCACGTTGTCCGACAAGTTCACCGCAATCGACACCAAGTATCAGGTTGAGCAGATTCGCAAAGCCCCGCCTCTGACGTTGCTCGTCAACCCCAATAATATGACCACGACCTACGCGGCGGTGCAGAAATTCACGGATCGAACGCGCTTCGGTTTCGTGTTCGACCGATGGGGCGAGGAACAAGTAAAAATCAGTTTCTCGGGCACCACGGGTGCATTCATCGCGGGCGAGAACTCGCAGCGTGCAGTCGCAAACTCGATGCAAACGACGACCCCAACGGGTGTTCAGTTCGCATCGAAGAGAAACTCGGCGGCTTTCCAAAACTTCACGGCCCTCTATCAGTTCTATCGTCACAACGGCTACTTGCGGGACACCTACGGCAAGACCGAGGCGCACTTGGCGGTAGGCGCGGTGGCGATTGACTACGATCAGTTCACCTACATCGGGCATATCGAGAGTTTCGACTACTCTTACAAGTCTGATATGCCGCATCGAATCGAATGGAGCATGGAGTTCGTCGCGGACAAGATGTTCGACCGTGCGGGCCAGCCTGCTTCGTTAGGGCCGATGCGTGGGCCTTATGTGAATCCCTTGTCGGGTGCGGTGCCCGTGACGCCAACGACGCCCGCAAGTACGTCGGGACAGGCGTATGCTAATCCAGCACAGGCGCAGACGCCGTTTGAGTTGCTTGGGAGACGTTGAACATGGGTCTGCTAGACCGTCCTTATGCCCCGACGTGGAAGCAGAACCGTTCGGTATATCGCCATACGCCGGACGCAATCGTGTACGTCAACGGTACGGCGTCACTTGACGCTTGCCCGACCTGTAACCGCCGAATCGAAATCCAAAAATACATCACGACTGTATCGGTCGATTCTAGCACCGATCCGGTATCAACGGCTTCAATCTCGCTCGTCGTGCCGAAGCACGAAACGGACGTATTTGGCTCGGACGGCAATTGGCTGTTGCAGCCGGGGCTTGAGATTCAGGTTTTGTTTCGCGGCTACTTCGACGAAAGCGGCCTAGTCAAAGAGGACGGGCTCGGCGATGTCTCCATGTATCCGTACTACCAAGTCTTTCGAGGCGTGGTGAAAGATGCGTCGCACGAGTTCAGCGGGGGGTTCTACTCGGCCACGCTTTCGTGCGCGGATATTCTGCACTTCTGGCAGAACTTATATCTATCGACCAATGGCGCGGTGTTCGGCCCTCGTCCGGACAACTCGGGCGTGTTCGTGGACCTTGAGGGCCACTCGCTCACGCGCCTCAGTCCGTTCTCGATCATTTATACGTTGGTGCGTGCGGGCTTCGGCGCGGCGTTTGGCGTCGAATACAAACTCTCGCAGAAAACGAACTTCAATGACCCGAAGGGCAAGGGGTTCAAGCACGCCGCTGAGTATTGGTCGTCGCGTTGGGAGCAACGTGCGGGCAATCTGAGAATGTACGGCGTGGACGGATCGATGTTCTCGATGTTTGAGCAGGCTTATCTAGGGGTTTTTCAATCCGGCAATCAGAATAAAGTCAACAGGATCATCAAAAACATCGGCGGCAAGATCAACATCAACACGAAGGACCTTCAATCATCGGCTGACTTCCAAACTACGATGCGAACTTTAGGCTTTGACCGTGCAAGCACGACGGCAAGCGTTTCGGCCTCGGCTAAAGGCAAGCAGACCCGTATTGATATGTTGAAGATGATGGTCTACGCGAATGACCTCGGCACGATGGGGCAGGTCAACTACTTCAACAGCGAAATGATGAGCAAGTTAGAGATTGCGAACGCGGTCGTCGCACTCACGGGCTACGAGTTCTATCAGGACGTAGATGGTGATCTGGTTTTCAAGCCACCGTTCTACAATCTGGATACGCGGCAAGATCCTGTCTATGTGATCGAGGATGCCGACCTGATTTCGATTAGCGAGGCGAGTGCCGAGCCTGAAGCGACGATGATCAAGGGCACGGGTGCTCACTTCGAGAATTGGAAGGGCACGGGCACGGACGATTGGATGGGCGTCGGTTCGACCTACGTTGACTTCAGGCTCGTCGCGCAGTTCGGTTGGAAAGAGGGCGGGGCATTTGAGACGACCTATCTCACGGACCCCCGCTCGATTTTCGTCGCCGCGATCAATCGCTTGGACTTGGCGAATATCGGCATGAACTCGGCGACGATCTCAATCCCGCTTCGTCCGGAGTTACGCGCGGGCTATCCCGTCTACATTCGCCACTTGGATTGCTTCTACTACGCCAAGAGCATCAGCCATTCGTTCTCGTTCGGCGGTCAATGCACGACCTCGATCAACGGCGTGGCACGCAGGCGTAAATGGTTCCCTCCGGTGGACGCGCCTAAGAACGGAACTTATCCTGGCTTGGACGACATCAAACTCGATGAGCCGGGCAATTATCCGGCGCAGCCGCTTTTCGTCGACCCGAAGAACATCGGCGACGGCAACGAAATCAGCGGCCCAACCCGCATGATCGGCTTCCCGAACGTCATCTTGGCCCTCGATGCGTCCAAGATAGATGTCGGCTCGATTCCTTTGCAAGCCCTGAGCGAAGTCGAGTTAGATCGGATCGTGGCCGCGAATCCGGGCGTGCTAGAGAAGCGCGACGAGGACAACTATTTCTTAAGAACGGGCGACGGCCCTAATGACGGCAGGGCGATCCCAAAGAGAGAATTGCTCGAAGTTTTCACGGGGATTCGGCAAGAAATCGTATCGCCCACCATCCAAACCCAAAAGAACGCGAAGAACAAGAACGCCACGGGTTTGAGTTCGTTCGACAACAACCTCGTGCGAATCTTTCAGAACAGTCCATTGGGGGATAACAGCGCGATTCGGGCAGACCGCGAACTTTCATCTTGGGTCAGCCTGAATGTGAACCTGAAGGCGTTGTTTGCTCCGGGCAACGAGTTACGCGGGCAGTATAGATACTACAGTAGCAGCCACTTGTCTCCTGAGTTCCAAGGCCCAGAGACGTTGGTGATTAACCCTGACTCTAAAATCACGACGGAATCTGCAACGTCGGTCGATGCAAATAAAATCCCTACGCTCACAAGAGCGGACAACGGCGTGGGGATCATTATGTCGCAGCCTGCTCGCGGTGTCCGTATCGGGGTGGACAACGATGCGACGGGCTTGAGTTACATTGACGTTCAGACGGGCGATGTTCGCCAAGTATCTTTCGCGCCCCATTACAACAACACGCCCACTACGCAGGAGATCGCGGAAAACGCGAAAGCCTATGCGGGCGGCTTGGGGATCTCCCCTGCAACGCTGGCAAAGGCGATTGCCGAGCGCATTTCAATCGTCGCAAAGCAAAAACAGCCTAGCCAAATCATCTCTGATAGATTCAGAAACGCATATAACACCGTCTACGGCTACTTTACTTCGCTATACCAAACTTTCGTGGGCGCGATGCCTTCGATAAGTTCGGCACAGATTACGGGTCCGGCGAGCACTCCGGTTGCGGGGCAATCCAATACCCCCTATTCGGCGGTACACGCGGCAGTGGGTGATCTCAATGCCATGCTGGTCGCGTGCGGCATTGACGGTAATGTGCTCGTGACGGACCTGTATAAGAACAAAGACGCTTTCGGCGTGGGCAAGATCGCGGACAAACTCGCGGCTCCGTTGGCGAACACGGCCTCGCAACTAATGACGTCTGCGAAGGACATGGTCAAAGACGGCGGGCAGGCTGATATCGTGGTCACGCTCTATGCGGCCAAGATACAGTTTGAGCGTTCGCTTGGGATCAATAGTGCGGTCCCGAAGGGTCTGAAGAAAACGAAAGTCACGAAATCGTCCTCCGTGAAGTTCTATACGCCCGTGTTCCCCGTGTCCGATCAAAACGGCTTCGAGGTCTACGGCGGGATGCCCTATGGCCGTGATATGAACCTCACGCAGCACTACGAACTCTTCACCGACACCGACTTGAACGCCACGCCTAATTCGATGGACGCGGTCGAAAGGGCTTTGGTTCTTATCAAGACCAGAGGCTATGACGCGGTGAATCTTTACTCGGGGCTGAACGAATCCGAACGTAACGTGCTTCGTGCAGCGGATATCGCAGGTCCGGGTGATTTGGGGCGTATCGTAAATCGAAGAAGAGAAATCAGGGACTTAGTGCTCGCTCGCAACAGGCCGGTCACGACCTCGGACTTGTATCAGTCTACATATGGCAACGACGCGGCGGCACAGTTAGCGAGCATCGGGCTGACGAATGAGGGGTTGTGCGGCTGCAAAGGTGCGGACGCGGCGTTTTTACTAGAAGCCTTCAACCGTAGCAACGAACTGATTGGCGAAGAAGCCCTGCAAGAGTGGGCACAGGAGCAAGTGCTCGAAGTCGGCAACTTGTGGGCGCAATCGAAGAACGCTTTGGCAGGCGTGTCGGGGAATCAGCCTTTTGATTACAACGCCGCTGACGAGAGAATCAAGAACACGCTGGAAACAGCAGGCAATAGCCTGAAGAACATCGAAGAACGCGCGAGCGAAGCCAAGAAACGTCTGAAAGACCGGAGTTGATGGCTAATGACCACGATTTCTAATGCGAAGATTCGCCAAGATTTATCTCAAGAAAACACACTTGAGTCGAAAGCCTCGAACAAAGACGGTAACTCGTTTCCGTTGGCGTTTGCGAAGGTGCTTCGGGTGGACCCTCGTAAGCGCGTCGTAGATTTGATTTCGCTCACGGGTCAATCTGCGGTGTATCGGGACGTTTTGATTCCGTTCGCGGCGGGCGGTGCGCGTCATTTCTTGGGTGCCCTGCCCGAGCCTGCGGATATCGCGGTCATTGGGTATACGCACGAAGAATCAGGTCACAGCCGTTCGCCGTTGATCGTGGCGTGGGTGATTCCGGGCGTGACAAAGGGCTATGATTGGCTGTTGACGCAGTTCACGGCTCAGGAAGCATTGGCTATGACGCCCGAGGTTCAGGAAAACCTAAAGGGCATCGTAGGTCGGCGGCGGCACAAGTCGATGTTGTTAGAGTCGGGCAACGTCGCGGCATCTTCGGCACAGGGGGCCGATATGCTTTTGGACGAGTCCGTGACGCTTGCCAATCGACGCGGCAACGAGATTGTGCTGCGGGACCAAGACCAAGCCCTCGTGGTTCGTACCCTTCAACAGTTCCATGCGGGCGCAGGCTTTCGTGTCTACGGCGGCATGGTTCAACGTGACGCGGCCTTCTTGCCGACGCAGATGATTTCCGACGGTATTTCTTGGGATGCCGACCGTCAAGTGGACGCGAACGGCGTCCCGATTGAACCGTCCATGTTGGAGAACACGGATAGCGGTGAACTAGAGGTCAACGACGTTTTCATCAACCTGCCGAACATCCCTAACCATGTCGATCCCCGAGACGTGCTGAAGCGGGGCTTGTTCGTCGACCAAGAGAACAACGTATATGATGATAAGGTCATTCCCGAGGTCGTGTACGGCGGCAAGCCCTATCATCGGGTGACGCAGGGGCCGACGGGTCAGACTTATTCGGAGTACCGCATCGAGGTCGCGCACACGACGGACGGTACTTTGCCCGTGAGCGAGCAGACCGACGGCCTCGACATTGACCGCCTGCTTCCCAACACGCCGCTGAATGATGAAGCGATAGACGCCACGAATCGGTCGCCGAACTCGCCGATGGTCGAGTTCGTTTTGGGCACGGCGATTGGTAATGACCCGACGGGTGATCGCGGCTCATACGCGCGTCCGTTGAAGCCGCAGGTTTTCACGAAGGACGGCCAAGTGTCGGCGTCCATCGTGCCCGCCGAGGACGATGATCCCGAGACGGACCATGCGGCGTTCCTAGTGCGGGTGAAAAACCCCGTGGACTTGAAAGCCCCTGACGCTTTCATGGCGATCACGAAGGGCGGGGTGTTCAAGTCGTATTTTCCCGGCAAGGGGTCGAAGTCGAATCAGGAGTATCACGCGGTTGGCCGTGAGATGCGTCTCGGCACCGACGAGGACGGGCAGAGTTTGACCGTGCGCGGTGACGGCACGGTGTCCTTGCTCAACATCGCACGTCCCCGAGTGACGGACAACGTGGGCATCGACATCGCTTCAAGTAGCGGTGCGGTCACGATTGTAGGCGGCGGTGCTGAAACGGGCGGTCCCGATGCGGGCGTATTTGGGGTGCGTGTAACGAGTGCGGCGGGCATCAAACTAAATGCGACGACGCTCGCCAACATTCAAGCCCCTGAGATTGCGTTCAACAACGCGCAGCAGATTAGTTCGACGGCGGGCCAAACGATTTCGTTGAACTCGGGCGACAGGATAGATGTCATCACGAAGAACTTAGGCGTGTCCGTGTCGGGCAACGCCGAATATGCCTTTGGCGGCGGTGCTTTTAGTGGGAAGGCCGCTAGGACGACGACGTTCACGGGCAGTCCTGCGACGGGTGCCCTTGGTGGGGTCGTGGATCAATGGGCCGCGCCTTTTGGCGGGCAAAGTTCCTATATTGGCTTGGGCCGATTCGACTATGACGTGAGTTTTGGCAGTTTCAATGTGAGCACGCACAGCGCGCTAGGGCTTGCACTCGGCTTGGCCGCATTCAATCTGAACGGCACTCCGGACAATGCGTTCGATCCAGCGGGTGCCGCTGACGGTATCCGGCTGATTTCAGGTTTTAGGGGGGCGCAAAGCGGTCTTGGGATTAGTTCACCGCTCGGCTTTAGCAATATAAAACTTAGCACGAACCTCGGCGACATCTCAATCATCGCGGATACCGGAGAAATCGAACAGCGTGCGTTGAGAAGCGTGCAAACCACGTCTTTGCTCGGGAACATCACGCTAAGTGCTCCACTAGGGTCATTGTTCGCCAATGTGCGTACTGTAAACCCTGGCGGGGTGATTACCGATGGGGTGATCGACGCCTTTACAGGTAAGCGATTCAATACTATCGGGACGCTTGGCGTGACGAACTTCTTGGTCTACTGAGCCGCGTAGGAAAAACGGCGTGCTCGCCTATTTTTTGGGTTACATTGGGGCCGGATGTAGTTAGTATCCCCGCCTGCAACGTGGAGGGCGGTGATGCTGATGCAGGTCGAGACGTATTTTGCGCGCGTCGTTCATGGTGGGCACCGTGTCCGGAAGTTGGATTCGGGCCTATTTGAAGTCGATTGGCCGACGGGTTCGATGCAGTATCCCTCGGCGCGCAAGACGTTGATTGCGATCACGAACCGTAATCCGCAGCCGGGACCCGATGCGCGTGACCCTAAGATTGGGTTTGCCCGCTACTTCAGGATTTCGTCGCCGACAAGTGGCTTGGACACGCTGACGTTGTTCAGCCCTTTGTCGATTGCCGAGCGAAAGTCTCGCCTCAAGACGAGCAACGCGCTTTCGATTTCCGAGCCCGTGCGTGGCATCGACCTGACCAAGCGTGGGCATGAGGTCGCCAAGTTGTTCTATGCGGGCTTTGCCCGTTCGTGCCTTGGCTACGGCTACAATCCAGAGGACGTGCTTCAAGAGGTCTACAAGGGCATCTTGGTTCGCAACAAGGGGACGTGCCCTTTCGATGCGGCGAAGTCCACCTTCGGCCACTACGTCCACCTGATCATCAAGTGCGTGCTGGCGAACTATCATCGTAAGTGGGGCCGTGTCGGATTGTCCGAGCAGATCGGCTTATTGAACTCAGACGGAGAGCAAATCGACGCGGCTTCGTCGAACATCGCCTCGCAGGATTCAATCGAGTTGGCCGAGATGGGCTTCGCGTTTGGCTCCCTCGTGGACAAGGCGTTGGAGTTTGCCGCTGAAGGTCAAGCCGATGCGGGACTGACGAAAGAAGTCGCCGCGCGTATGGCGATGGGCTACAAGAAAAGCGACTTGGAGAAGTTCTACCGTGGCAAGTGCAGGCCGTTCATGCTTGATCGGGCGATTGCTTCGGTAAAAAGCGCGGCTCAGAGTTTCAGGGGGGCGTGACCGAACGGGCGTGGCGTATCGACCTTACGGAAGGTGGTACAACACGCATGATTATCGGAATCGTCTCTAAGCCTGACCACGCAAAGAACCACGCCGCTGCGCTTGAGCAAGACGGCCACACGATCCACCTACTCGGATCGTCTCCTGTCGATTTCCCCCAAGATATTGAGGTCATGGTGCTCAGGCACCTTTCTTCATCACACGGCGGTCTTGAGCGTGCGCGCAATCACGCCAAGGCCCGACGTATCCCGCTCGTGGCCGAGAACGGGCTATCAGGTATCCGCATGGCGATTAACGCGATGAGCAACAAGCATATCCGCGAGTTCACGATGGAAACACCGAACCTAGATAAGCAGAAGCCGCTGCAAGTGGAAGTCGAAGTGGACGAGGCTTCGGCGATTATCGATGCCGTACTCAGCGGCAAGCCTAACAGTTTCGTCAAGCAGTTGCTCAGTCCGTACAGCAAGACTCCCGCACGGTTCCTGTACCGCTGCATGAACGCCTTTTCGATCTCGAATCTGCCGCCCGAGGCAAAGTTTTTGGACTTCTTCAAGAAGCTGAATCCGAGTGAGGACGTTCAGGAAAAGGCTTTCAATGCGTTTTACAGCGCGGGCTTCAAGATTCTCAACCTGAGCACAACAGAGCGCGGCATTATCCGCGATGCGTTCATGCACGGCGATATGGGCGGTAGCAGTTTCTACCCGAGCCCGATGCCGCCCGTTCTCGACTCCCTGCGCGGGCGATCAAACGCCTTCCTGTCTTTCTATATGTGGCTTCTGGCCGACTCCCGCCCGAAGCGGGCGTCTATGATCCACAATTCCTACGCCGAGTTGTCGGGTGTCAGGCAAGCGGACCCAAAGGCATTCACCAAGTACCGTGACGCCTTCGGTTTCGAGATGACGATGGCGAGGGAAAAGGCCGAGGTCGCCGAGGTCAAGAAGCCCGAGGTCGTCGAGGTCAAGAAGCCCGAGGTCGTCGAGGTCAAGAAGCCCGAGGTCGTCGAGGTCAAGAAGGCTTCCGTCGTTCAGGACACGATCCTCAAGACGGTGCAGGACGAGATTCTGAACATCGCTATCCGTTTGGAAGAGTTCGACAAGCTGACCAAGCGAATCGACACCATCGACAATGGCTTGGGGTCAACGAACAACGCGATCACGAAAATCGAGGCCGCGCTCCGTGACGTGAATCAGTCGGTGCAGAGTGCCGCCAAGGACAAGGGCACGCCCGCCACCCTCATCGACGAGAAGTTCAAGAAAGCGTCACAGGAGTACCAAAATCTTGCGAACTACCTGAATGTCGTTCGCAACGACCAATCCGAGATGACCAAGGCGATCAGCAGCCTTCAATCAAACGTGATTGAGTTGGCCGAGCAGGTCAAGGTCTTGGTCGAGCGCGTCAAGAACCCAACCGTGAGTGAATCGAGCAGCGTGGAGAACGCACTTCGCACACTCAAGGCAATGGGCGCGACGGTGACAATCACCTTGCCCGCTTGAGGCACTAAAGCGGCTATCTAGCCATAAGGCTAGAATGAGCCGTGAACCCCAAATAGGGCATCGTTGCCCGCACCTGATAATCGAGGAACCCGTCACGATCTCCAATGATCGTCAAACGCTGGTGACTATCTCGTCCATCGCGTCTACGGACTCGGTGTTTGTCCTTGCCAATGACAAGGACTACATCCCTTCAGGTGGTTTGTTTTCGGTTGCCACGCTTACGGCAAGCAAGCGTGGGCCTTACCGGATTCAGCGTTGCGTCCCGCCGATTGGGGCGAACGGCAACCTCCTGAACATCACGACCCGTCGGGGGACCGTGTTCATCACGATCCCCGAGGGCGATCAGGTCAGTATCAGCCGAGTCGTGCAGACGATTCGACTTGAGACTGATTTCGTGCTTGTGGACGACACGGACGGCGTGCTGTCCATTTCGGATAACGGTGAGCCGAGTACGGAATCGTTCATTCGCGTTTCCGGTGGGGCCGTCGCTGCGTTGGGTTTCGAGCAGTTGGGCGCGAGGGGCAAAGAGATTTACCCCCCTTGGCAGTTGATCACCTACTACGACGTCTTGCCCACCGAGTTGCCCGTGGGGGTGTTTCCTGTACCTTCGCGGCGGGTGAAGTTCGTTCGCCCGCTCATCGGCAACCCGACAATCAAAGTGACCTACGCGGCACCTTCGGAAAGGTGCCCGCGTTGTGGTGGCACTTACGTCGAGAACGATTACAGGTTCGACATTCAGGGGGATATGACCCTGATTGAGAATGAGAACCTGCTATATCAGGCTTGCCTCAAGGCGATCCTGACCGTGCTTGGGTCGAACCCTTATCATCCGACGTATGGTTCCGAGGTCACGACGCGCATTGGTGCGAAGGCACTCACGCCGACGCAAACCCTCGTGCGTTTGGATATTCAGACCGCGCTGGAAAAGGTGAAGTCACTTCAGACGGCGCAATCGAAATATCAGGTCGTGACGGCGAAAGAACGGCTATACTCGATCAGTAACGTCCAAGTGCAGATCGACCCTAATGACCCCACGGTATTTAGGGCACAGGCCACGGTGCGAAATGCGTCGAATCAGCCCGTGACCCTGAACATCGTCTTTACGGTTCCTGGCGTTGTAGCCCTCAAGGGCACGAACGGCCTTAGTCTAGGCATTCAACCTACGGTGGTGAAATGAACGACAAGCAAAAAGCGAAGAAACTTCTCAGCATAACGCTCTCTATTATGCAACTGAAGTCGGACCTTAACGAGTACCCCGAAATCAAGATGAAACTTTCTCGGCAAATCAAAGCGTTGGACGAGATTGACGAAGCCGTGGAAGCCGAGTCCGTGAGGTTAGGCGTCGATCCCGAGGACATCTAATGCCGCTCGTTACGATAACCGGACCTGATGGTGTGGCGCGGGAAACCCTCGCGTTCAGCACTACTTTTGCGCGCCGATTCATTCAAGGCACGCTGCCCGACGACGCCATTGACTTTCAGGTGTCCGTCAATGGGTCCGGCTATTCGTCCGATCCGGCGTTGGCTTTGTGGGGTGACGGCATCTTCACGGTGCCGAATCCCGCTTATGAGCCAGACGGCTTGATTTTGCTATCCGGCGCGAACACGATTTCGGTAAGGGCGATCAACCCCGCTGGCGTAGCCACGCCTCCCGCAACGGCGACGATTCGGTTGGTCAGCGATGCGGACGTGGTGATTGCGACGGCCCCGACCAATGTGCGGGTCACGCAAAAAGACGCTGTGGTGGTCATCGAGGCCGAGCCGAGCGCGGCACTTGGTTTTCGTGGCATGAACTTCTACGCCTCCACCGAATCTGGTGGCGGTGCGAGCGGCTACACGAAGATCAACCTGAATCTGATCACGCAGGGCGCGGGTCAGCAGGAAACGGCGACCTTCGGCGAAATCAACCTCGATACGAACGTCGCGGTTGATGGGAACGACGTGCCCCTGTCGGACCCTCAGTATTTCCGAGTCTTGGCTCGCCAAGAGGACGAGAATCGGGACCTACTGCAAGCCGACCTAGACACGCGCTTCGTGATTCCCGAGACCGTCCGGCATATCCGTATGTCCGCGACGATCAATAGCGTGCGGACGTTCACGATCTACTCTTTTGAGCATGGGCGAGCCAACGGCCCGACTTCGGACCCCCCGACGATTCGCGTCGGCAGTTTCTCATCGTTGCCAGCCGAGGCACCGCTTTACTATGTGGTCTTGGCGGTCTATTACAATGCTACTGCAAACCTAGAGTACGAGTCCGCGTTATCTCAGGAAGTCGTGGCGCGTCCGTTGTCGATTACCACGGCGATTGGTTCATTCCCGCTGGCGACGCGGCAATCCATCGTCGAAAGTTTCGTGACGTCGATCTATCGGTCCAACCCTCAGATCAAGGTTGAGCCGGGGTCCGTGCTGCGGGACACGGTAATCGACCCGTTTTCGTCCGAAGCCGAGCGACTTCGGTTCCTGATGGACTTCTTGTATCGGTCCCGTAATCCGACCCTCTTGCTGCAAGTGGACGACCCGCAAAGCACGGGCACGTCTTTGCCCGTCAGTCAGAGTGCGTACAAGCAGGCACTCAAGGCCGCGTTCTATCTGACGACGGATGGGGCCGTACAAAACCTGATTGACTCATCGTTCGACGCCTACGCGAGTAACTTCGGCGTGCTTCGCCGTGCGGGGCAACAGGCGCAGGGTGAGGTGACGTTCTACACGACTCGTCGCCCGACCTTCACGATCCAAATCCCATTGGGCACGGTCGTAGTCTCAGGTTCGGTTCAGTTCGTCACGTCACGAGCGGCGTCCATCGACTTCGCGCAGTTGGCGTCATACTACGAGCCCGTCACGGGCCGCTATCGTGTGAACGTGCCCGTGCGAGCGACCAGCGCAGGGGCTTCAGGCAATGTGGGCACGGGGCAAGTGCGCCAAGTGCTCACGCAAATCGCGGGCGGTTTGCTCGTCACGAACTCAGCCCCGATGTTCGGCGGTTCCGGCACCGAGTCGAATCTGTCGCTAATCGAACGCGCGCAGAATCGACTCGCTTCGGTCGATTCCGGCACGGTTCAGGGCTACACGCAGACCGCCGCAGACGTGCCGGGCGTCATTAAAGCCAACGTGATTGCCGCTGGCGATACGCTCATGCTCCGCGACTTGGACGAAAACGGCGTCCATCGAGGCGGCAAGGTAGACGTTTGGGTACAGGGCGAAAGCAACATCGCCACGATTACCGATACGTTCGCCTTCTCCTACGAGATTGCCGACGACGTGCAGTTCGAGGTCGTCGGTGACCCGCTCAATCTGATTTTTACGGCGGTCGATCCGACGCTTTCGGCTATCAACCCGATTGTCGAAATGCTCGACGTTCCGGTGGCGGGCTACGAGTTCAAGAATGTGTCCACCGGAGAGGTTTTCGACCTTTCTGGCGTGACGATTCTTTCGTACAACACCATCCAACTCAACACGGCTATCGCCCAACCCGTCGTTGACCTGACCGACGTGGTGCTCGGCTCTTATCGCAAGCAAGCGGGCACGCAGTTCGTCTTGCCTCGGCAGCCCGTGGCGTCAATCACGTCGGTCGTGGGCACCGTGGCGGGCACCCTCGATCCGTCCAACTACGGCCTGTATCATCCGAACTCGCCTTTGGACTATGGGCGGTCGATTCTTTCGGGCGACTACCTGCAAATCAATGGCGGCGCATCTGGTAATGCGGTCACGATTACGGGCGAACAGCACGTCCTGATCGGCCAATACCCTGAGTTTCTGGACAACTTGGGGGCTAACTACTTCACGGTCGAAGTGTTTAGCGCGGACGGCTTGACTCAATACAAGGGGCCAAATGACCCCTCGGGCTTGCCTGACTTCACGATTACGCTCGGCACGCAAACGACCGCTGTTTCGATTACGCGAGTGGAGACGGGCGCGATTCCGTCCGGCGCAACGGTGTTGGTCAACTATCTGCACGACGAGAACTTCACGGTCACCTACACGACGAACCTGATCGTGTCGCTGGCGCAGAACGCGATTGACGACACCAAGCACGCGACCGCAGACGTTCTGGTGAAAGAGGCGATCCCCGCGCCGTTGGACCTTTCGGCCACGGTGGTCTTGCAGAAGGGGCGTGATCCCGTCGTCGTAGACCAAGCCTTGCGGACGAACCTCGACAACTTCTTCGCTTCGCTACGGCTGGATAACGCGGTGCGTCAATCGGACGTGATTTCCGTCA